ATATATACCCTACGGCGGGGTTGTGATCACACGCGCCGACGCTTTGGCCGCTGGCCTAACGCGTTTCTTCACCGGAAAACCCTGTAAACACGGACATCTAAGCGAACGCACGTCCGTAAATGGTGGGTGCATCGCTTGCAACGCCATCACCGCCCTCGCGCTGTATCACGATGAGACGCCAGAGCAGCGCGCGGAACGCAATGAGCGAACGAAGGCGTGGAAGGATGCTCACCGGGAGCAGGTCCGCGCTGAAGGCCGTGCTTACTCGCAGGCACACCGGGAGCAGGCGAACGCCTGGAAGGCCGCGAACCGCGAGAAGATAAACGCGGCTGAACGTGAGTCCCGTTTGCGCGATCCTGAGACACACAAGGCGCGCACCGCCAGATACCTCGCCACCGACAAGGCGAAGGCGGTGCGTAAGGCTTACTATGATGCGAACGCTGAGACGATCAAGCAGCGCACGAAGGATTGGGCGGCGCAAAATCCCGATCGTGTCGTGGAGAACTACAAGAAATACTACGAGGTGAACAAGGAACGCGTAGTCGCCAAGGTCGCGGAGTGGCACGCCGCCAACCCGGACGGTCAGCGAACGCGTGGCCGCAACTACCGCGCCAAACTGCACGCCGCCGAAGGTAGCCACACGCGGGAACAAATAGCGGCGCTTCACGATTCTCAAGGTGGCAAGTGCGTTTATTGCCGCGTCTCGTTGAAGAATGGCTACCACGCCGACCACATCAAGCCGTTGAGTAAAGGCGGCTCGAACTGGATCGCCAACATCCAGTTGACGTGTGGACCTTGCAACAATCGAAAGCGTGCCACCGACCCCATCCAGTTCGCGCAACGCCTGGGCCGCCTCCTCTAACCCCACAAGGAGATTTTCAACATGGCAACGAAAACAGCAACGGCTGAGGCGCCTAAAGCCGCTCCGGTTCGTATCTCCACGCGCACCGCCGACGAAATGGCGCAGATGGCCGCGTCGACTGTCGGCGCCCAGGTCATCCTCGATTACAACGGCGCGGGTTCGCTTGGCGCGCGTGGTGGCGCGGGTGCGACGATCGAGGAAAATACGGCGGCTCGTGACGTGCATCTGACGGCATTGGGTTTCGATCCAACGGCGCCATCGGGTCCACCCACGGTGCCGGACCCCGAAGCGGCGACGGCTTCGGCCGAGGCGGCGGCCGGTTTGGTTCGGGGCCACGCGACAAAGATCAGCAGCCTCGCCGCTGGTATTTTGTCCGGGGCCAACATCCCCGATGGCTCGGTCCCGCCGGTCAACACGGCGGTCCCGGCCGTCTCGCAGTCAGGAGCCACGCTGCTTTGCACCATGGGCACCTGGGACGGCGAGCCGACAGCTTACGCTTACCAGTGGCAGTTCGACGGCACGGATGTGGCGAGCGATGGCGAAACGTGCCCGGTCGTGACGGCGGACGCGGGTAAAATGGCTACCTGTGTCGTGTCGGCGACCAACGCCGCCGGGACGACGGCGGCACCGCCCTCGGTGGGTGTGACGATTACCGACCCTGGCGCGGCGGGCACGCGCCGAGGGAAGTAAACGTGACCGTTCCCGTCTCAACGATCGCTCAGCAGGCATTGCGTCTGCTGGGCGTCCGCGTTGTGCCACTCGACGACAGCCCGACGCTGACCGAAATGATCCCCGCCGCCACCATCGCGACGATGGCGCTGGTCGAGCTGGGCGTCATCGCCTCGGACGAGGTTCCGTTGGCCAGCGATCAGGCGTTGGCGGTCGACAAGGTGGCCAGCGTCCACGCCGCGCTCGATGCCCAGGGCGTCGTGTGGTGGGACGGGACCGCCGTGCCTCGGGCGTTCGTCGAGGAGGTCGTAAAACTCGCGGCTGGCCAGATGGCGACCAGCTTCGGCAAGGCGTCCGACCCGGCGGCGCTTGCTCTGCTCGAGGCGCGTGTCCGCAAGGGCGCGATGGTGTTGTCGGCCGACGACAACGCCGCCCAGGCGGTCATGGACGTTCACAACGATCTGGCGATGCGCGGGATCGCGCGTTGGTCGAGCCAAGATATCCCAGAGGCCGTGGGTAATTCGTATGTCGTTCTCGCCGCCGATGCCCTCGCGCCGTTGTTCGAGCGGAAAACCGATCCGAAGGACGCGGCGATGGCGATGATCGCGATATTTCGTTACGTGGCGCTACCAACGAGCGGCGAGCGTGTCGTGGCCGAGTACTTTTAGTGAGGGGTCGTATGGCTTATCGCTTAAGATATTCCGATTACCCAACGAGCACCGGCCTGCCGGGCGCCGGTGGTTCAGCGTCCTACGTGTTGCCGATCGCCAGCACGGTGACGCTGGGCGGTATCAAGGTGGATGGTGTTACCACGACGACCTCGCCGGTGACTGGGCTGCTGACCGTCATCGCGCGCCTGGGATGAGCGAGACCGGACGCGCGCCCGGCCTCACCGTTACCCGCGCTTCGTGGGCACTGATACTTATCTCGGGGGTGGAATTTATTGAGTTGCATGGCCCGGATGGACAGCGTGCGTTTTTAAATCCGCGTGCGATCAGTAGTTTGCGAGAGCCAATCGATATGGACTTAAAACGTTTTGCCAGAAGTGTTCATTGTGTCGTGGTCACAACGAACGGAAAGTTTCTCGCGGTCGTGGAAACCTGCGTGGATATTCGTGACCGCCTGGGAGCCCACTAATGACGACCTTCGCCCTCACGCTCCCGCTCGATCGTGTCTCGCCCATCCGCGTGCCGACGCGCGACCTCATGCTGGGTGGCGCCGATAGCGTGACGCTCAACGTCTCCATCGTCGATCGCGACAGTCCCGACGCGCTGCCCATCGAACTGAGCGGCGGCCTCGGCGGCCCCACCGTTTCCATGTTCGTCTGGCCGGATCATCGAGGTGGCTACGGCCCGCACTTCGGCGGGTGGGGGTCTGGCGATGACTACGGCTGGGGCGGTTGGCACAACGGCGGCGTGGCGGGGCCTGGGACGGTGCTGTGGGCCGCCATGGGTGTCATCCTCGATATGACCACCGGCACGTTCCAGATCCGCGTCCCGCCTGGCACGATGGGCGCGTGGCCGCGTCGGTGCCGCTGGGCGATCTACTTCGACGCTGACAGCGGCTACGAGGCCGAACTACTCGCCGAAGGGCATCTGCATGTTCGTCCGATGGTCTCACGCGCCGCCGCGCCACTCATCATGCTGACCGACCCGAACCCGGCGACGCTGACCGATCCGGGCGAGGCCATCTTCCTGACGGGATTACCGATACCATGAGCATCACGACAGGCACATTCCCCGGCGTCCGCATCGTCGATATGCCGGACCTCGGCGCCATCAGCGACACGTCATCCTTCGTCGGCGAGCGGGCTGGATCGGGGCGATTCTCGGCGCTGCAATTACGCAGTTACGTGCTGACCGATTTTTTGTCCGTCAAACAATTCGGCGCCAAGGGCGATGGGGCAACCGACGATACGGCGGCGTTCAACGCCGCGTTGGCTTATGTCGCGAACAAGGGCGGCGGCAAGCTGTGGATACCGGACGGTGATTATCCTATCAGCGGGCCGCTGACCTACGCCGGCGGCTTTCTCACGCTCGCGGGCGATGGCCACGGCAGTCGGCTTTTGTTCAGCCCCACCACGGCGGACATGTTTACATTCGCCGGGCCTGACATCCTACTGACCGACTTTAATCTCACTACGCCGTTCGCGACATCGACGAACGGAACGCTGCTTAAATTCCAGGATTGCAACAACGCCAAAATCAATCGCGTGTGGACCAATGGCGGTTGGCAGGTCGTGGAGTTCATGGGCGTCGGCTACCGGCCAACAATCACCGACTGCAATTTCGTCAATGTGATGTGTAACGGTGTTTTCTACACAAATCTGTTTGGTGGCGAGGCGATGATCGCCAACACTGAAATGCTCGGTGCCCCGATCAACGTCGGATGCGGCATCCTCATCCACTCAGGCGACACTTTCGCGTTCAACAACATGAACATCGCCGCTTTCCGATTTGGTGTCCTGGCTGATTCGCAACCCGGCGGCAACAACTCCATCGCCAACATATTCGCCACCAATGTGCTTTGCGATGGGGCGGGGTCGGCCGATCGGACCACGTTATCCGACGGCTGGTGCTTTGTCAGTGATGCGCCGGGCACCTTCGTGACCCGCATTCACCTGTCGTCGTGCTGGGGCGGCTACATGGGCCGCTTTGGGTTCAACATCGAAAACGCTACCGATGTGACACTGGTCAACTGCGTCGCCATCGCCAACATCAACCACGGGTTCTTAATCGATCTCCCATCCCAGTGCGTCACGATCGACGCCTGCACCGCGACGTGGAACAGCCTGGACAACGCCGGGGTAGCGGATGGCATTCACATCGCCGCCGGGGTCATCGACTTTTCCATCACGGGCTGCCGTTCTCGTCCGTCCGCCGTCGCCGCCGGCGTCGCCAACACGCAGCGTTACGGCATCGCCATCGAGGCTGGAATCTCCAACCGTTACATCGTGGTCAACAACCAACTGACCGGCAATATAACGGGCGCGTTCGCTGATGGCGGCACTGGCGGTTCCAAGATCGTCACGCCGAACATGCTCTGATGTCCGACACGCTCGACACGCTCAAGGCCGCGCTCCAACCCAAAACCGGGATGCGGCGCATTCCGTTTCCATTCGAGAGTTATGAACATCCAAGCCTGCCTCTGACTGCTAAACGATTGGTCAACGTAATGGCCGAGAAACTGCCCGCCGACGCGCGGGTGGCCGCCGCGCTGGTCTCGTCGCCTTCGCTTCAGGCGTGGGACGCGGCGGTGGGCGGTTCAGGGCCGATCGGCGCCGGCCCGATCCTGGCGATGAACGACGACATGCCGGGCCGCGTCTACATCGTGTCAGGCACGCATTTCTACCGGCTGTCGTTTCCGCTCGCCGGCGGCGTGACGGTCGAAGACCTGGGCGACGTTGGCGCGGCCGACAGCGGCACGGGCGCATGGAACAGCTTCGTCACCATCGCCGCCGGCCCGACCGCCGCCGTCGTCTGCGTGGCGCCGCGCGCCTATACCTGCGGGAACAACGTGGGCGACCCGTTGAACCTCATCACCGATCCCGACTTTCCCGGCGCGACCTCGGTCGCTTACGTCGATGGCTATTTCGCGTTCAGCGCACCCGGCAACACGTCGCAATGGTTCATTTCGCGCCTGCTTGATCCGTCCTCCTTCGACGCGCTCGACTTCGTGTTCAGTGATGCGGTGCCGAACGTGGTGCGGCGTGTGATCAACCATCGCGGCCAGTTGTGGACGTTGGGCGAAGGCGGGTTCGAGGTCTTCTATGACGCCGGCACGAGCGGGCTGGAAACCGCGCCGGGCACATCGTTCTTTCCGTTCAGGAGGATGGCGGGCGGCGTGGTGCCGATCGGCACATCCTCGGCCATGTCGGTCTGTCGCGCCGATCAGTCGGTGTTCTGGCTCGGCATGGACGGCCTGGTGTATCGTTCCGATGGCTACACGCCGAAGCGGGTCAGCACGCACGCCATCGAGGCGATCATCGGCGCCAACACGGTCGGGCTGCACGCTTTCACGCATCCATTCAGGGGTCATTGGTTTTACGTTTTGACGACGTTCGAGGGCCGCACGCTGGTCTATGACATCGCCACCGGCAACTGGCACGAACGCTCGACCAGCACGGACGGGGTTGGGCCATGGCGGGCGGGCACGGCGGCGGTGGACAACAACTCGATCCACCTGCTCGGCGATCGCACGACGGGCGCGCTTTATTATCTGGTGATGGCGCCGACCGATGCCGGGATCACGATCATCCGTCAGGCGACGCTGCCGCCGCTATGGGCGGATACGAAACGAGCGTTTTGCGCGCGCATCGAGATCGAGATGGAGTCTGGCGGCGCGCAATCGCCGGGGCCGGTGCTGCTGCAATGGTCCGATGACGGCGCGCGGACGTTCAACGCGGGACGCACCATGTCGGCGGGGATGCCAGGCGATTACCGCCATCGCGTTTACACGACGCGGCTGGGCTCGTTCAGGCAGAGAACGTTTCGCATCGTCACCCATGGCCTCACTCGGCTATATGCGATGGACGCCGACATCACACCGGGAGCGCACTGATGGCATCGACGCTGCAGGTCGTCCAGCCGCCGTTCTATGATGCACCGATCGTGGATTACGCGAGTGGGCAGCAGCACTCGCAGGCGTGGACGGAGTATCACCAGAACGTCGCCGATCGGCTCGCGGGGTTGCAGGCCAGACGCGGCATCACCAACG